TATACCCTAGCTTTTTGTTTGTCAATAGAATTCGTCTGACTCTTTTTCCACATATATTCTTGCTTTGTGAGAAAAGAAATCTGACCACCTATTGATCTATCATTGTCTTCCGACAATTCTCTTAACATGTCCCAAGTCTTTATTGGTACTGCTACTGATTTCCATCTATCTGGATCCATTTTTATTCTCCCTTTTCTTAGTTATGCCTATTTTTTTCCATATTGTCAAAGATTTTCTTACATTCAATCATACTTTTTTCCAAAGCATAATCCCAAGACCTTTTTATTAAGTTTTTGTCGTACTCAAACGTATCTATATGAATTTTTTTTGTTATGCCAGGTAAAGATTCTACACTCATAAACTGTATATTCCTTTGAGGCAACGATACTAATGCTATTATATCGCAATCATATTTAGTGTAAGGTCTTTTGGGTTTACCTTTTGAGGTTGAAAAACAATAGCATTTTTTCTTGTCCACAAAAGTAGCTGTCTTTACCTCTATTCGTTGAGCCATAAGAATACCATCGCCTTTTACAGCGACAACATCTGTACCATCTTGTTTTATAAGATCACATTCAATGCCTAACATTGTTAGTTGAAAAGCTGTGAAAAGTTCTCCTGCTGTACCTGTCAGTTTTTCTGATCTTCGCATTAGTCACTCCTTTTTGGTGATACCTTTAGCCACTTTCTAGCTTCTTCTCCTAATGTTTTTCCTGCTAAAGTAATCTTTGATTGTAAAACTTTAACAATGTGGACATCAATACTATCAGGAACAACCAAGTCAACATACAGAACATTATTCTTCTGTCCTATTCTATGGCATCTGTCCTCTGATTGTATTCTTGTTTCAAGATTGAAATCATTTGAATAATAAATAACATTGGTGGCTGCCGTAAGTGTTAAACCCCTACCCGCAGTTTGTGCATTGCCTACAAAGAATCTTGTCCCCTTATCATTTTGGAATCTATCAATAGCCTTGTCTCTATCTTCTTGTGATGTGTCTCCAAAATAAGTAACCACGGTGCCCGATCCATAGGCTTTATCCAATGACTTCCTGATCTTCTTTATATCATGTCGGAATCTTGACCAAATAATTACCTTGCCATCCATCTCTGCTATCGTATCAAGCATAGCATCTATTCTATGATTAGCTATCTCAACAGTTTCTCCATCATCTGTAACAAGATAGCCACACAATAGTTGTTGTAGTCTAAGTAAACGAGTCATGACCTCGGGAGCAGATACTAAATCTCCTCCATCAAGAAAAGCCACGGCACTATCTTTCATACTATTGTAATGTTTTATTTGATCCGAGGTTAAAACAACTTGTCTAGTTGTATATATCTTTTCGGGTAAATCTAATGCTTGTTCTTTAGTCACTCTATAAGCGAATCTATGTAACTTATCTGTTAGTTCTTCTAAATTTCTAAAACCAACAACTTGTTGAAAACTATGATTACCTATTCTTGTTTGTCGAACAACGGCATATCGCCCTTGAAATGACCAATAGCTATCAAACCCTAAAAGATCTTTATCAAGAAAATAACATTGTGAATATAAATCCATAGGCGATTGTGTGATTGGAGATCCCGTTAATATTCTTTTATACTTAGCTGATTGTCCTAGTTTTAATATTGCTTTTGTTCTTTTTGCTTTTATGTTTTTAATAGTTGTTGATTCATCTACTGCTAACATAAAATTACTTCTATGTGTAAATGCTTCTAAGTATCTAATTACTTTTGCCGTAGCAAAAGACTCTACATTAACTAATAATATTCTTAATTTATCCCTGGTTTTTACACCTTCTTCTAATATCTTCTTTTCTGTTTTGTTAGCACTTGCTTTCCATACATACACATTATTCGGTACATTGTCGGGCAAGTGAGTTGGAATCTCAGCATTCTTCCAATTCATATACACGCCTTTTGGTGCTACAATAATCACAGTATCTATGTGTTTGTTCTCGTATAGCCAAGTTGTGTTGTCTATCAATACTTTTGATTTTCCACAACCCATCTCCATAAAGTAGGCATAGTTGTCTCTAGCAAAACTTCTTAGTAATGCCTCTTTCTGATGCTCATACGGCTTCGTTTTATAATTAAATGGCATTTATTTCCCCTCATTTTATGTTTCATCAATCCAGGCTAGTGTAGAACTAGCTGATCGATGCTCCTTGTATTTACCTCTATATGGTTCTTCGGGTTTAACGGCTTCGGGATGATCTGTTCCGCTCCAATCTGATTCGGGTAGTTCTCTTTCTTCTTCTGTCGTCAAAAAAGGTCCCCAATAGCCACCACAACCTTCAAGGCAGTTTCGCTTAACTCTCTTCCATTCTTCAAGCCGTGCTATCTGGAGGATCGTCTTGATCGATGTCCCAATCTGGTTCGAAATTGATTGTGAGTCGTGTCCGAGGCTCCACATCTTTTTTGCTACGGCTACTGCGAGGTGTGGATGATTTGGGAAAGTTGATGACGTTATCTCCACCGACAGAGTGTATGTCTTTTTTTCCATTTTGTTTACTCATCATTCTCCTCCTCTTCTAACCCTTGCATGATACCAAATTTTGCAGACTCCAGGTGCCAAAGCACATCCGCTGGATCTCTCATTGTTGTTATCATTTGAACCATCTTATCTTCCTTGCTCATTCCAAGAACTATAATTTGTTCAAATTGTTCCGCAGCCAACCCGCACACTGTGGGTACAGGTTTAGCCGTTCTCCTCATTTTATAAGGGAATTGTATTACATTGTCACTCATTTTAATTGTGACCCTTGGCAACAATCATCCACAATACTATGGCACAAAACACATTGCTCATGACCATGTATGTTAACAGTCTGTAATGTGCCTTGACATCTAGGGCATCTTGGCGAACAATGCGTTTTGATTTCTTCTTTTTGCCATTCATAATCTACTTCTTTTTCCATTTGTCATTTATCTCCATTCTTAATGAGTGTGTGTGTCCATTATATTTCATTTCGGTATATTTAGAAGCTAATCTTCTTGAGTCTTTTGCCTCTTCTTCCATACCCACGGAAGCAAACTCAACTGCTTCCTCCTCGAATCTCTTGATTATTCTGTCTATAAGCCTCATATTCTTTTTTCTCCACTATGTTGTAGTCGCAATCAACAAACTCATAACAGTTTCTAGTCTTCCTTCGCTCTTCTCTTTTCAATGCTTTCTTAATTGCTTCCTCTTCATTTCTAGCTTCTAACTTAATAACTCTTTTTACGTTTGTATAAACCTCTATATAATAAGAATCAGCCTCCGTATAGTTCATGTATTGAGTATCATACTTTGGGTATCTTTTTTTTGCAGTTGCTTCTTTAACTAGTTTCTTTGTTTCTATTTTCATTATGTGTCCTCTCCATTGTCTTATCACATTTATATTTTATTTCATACGGAAATGGCACGATGCTTCTTGTTACATCTACCATCTCATGTATCCTACCCATACACTCCTCTTCAGTAGTGTATCCATTGGGAGCCTCCATATCATGAAGCTCAAAACATTTCATGTCGTCTCCCGATCCATGAACCAAGGAGCAAATCAGTAGTATAGCTTTGAACATAGCTAACCTTTCAAAATTCTTCTCCAATAAACTCTTAACACATCTGCGTAGTATGGATGTCCATCTTTTTCATATTCCATGCAAACATCATTGAGAACAGATTCAACTTTTTGAACTGCTTGTTGCCAAGAAACATCTGTTCTGTGTATTGGTTCATATTCTAATTGAGTCTCTTGTAAATGTATTTCTTCCATTACAATCTCCTTTTTCTTTTAATTATACATAATATCCTATAAAAGTATATAATGTGGTGGATTTTCATAGATTAAGTCGCATTAATTATGGCACTTGACCTTACCCTTAACAAAGATGTGAACACTAATATTAGAGCTGTGGGCATGATTTTGTTAAGACATCTATGACATTTAAGAAACGATATTCCACCATCGCACTTCGAAAGGAGGAGTGCCAACCACGAAACTTATAAACTCTTTTCTATTGCATTTGCTATTATCATGGCATTCTGTGGGACTATTGCATTACCTAGTCCTTTAATTCTGTCCACCCTTTTGGGTAACCCATCAACCACTCTGTCCACATTGGGCTCAACTTTCCAGATGGTTTCTGGGGGTCTTTGATCTTGGCACACAGATATGACCGATTGTCCATGTGGATCTGACTCTTGCTCCCAACTGCTCCACAATCTTTGTACTCCGAGGCTCTCGGAGTCGGAAAGGTTTCCATGTGATTCACGGCATCCCTCAACTTCACTCCCCAACGAACTCCGTCCTTGTTCGTCCTCGAGAATCTTCCGTTGTTTATCTCCACATTCGATGCCATTCCCCCCTCCACATCTGATGCTCTCGGTGTTGGATACAGTTTTACTGTGTTCGGATCGACTTGCTCCCTTAGATTGCTTGGTCGCTTTCTTCCCTTTCTGTGTCCGTTCTGCAATTTCTTCGTTGCCTCCTCCGATCTCGGTGGAAGATGATCCATTGTATTGGGGGTCGCCCATGTCTCTTCCAATGATCCACACTCTGTCCCTTTTGTGCCTAGCTCCGATTGAACTAGACGGAAACACAAACGTCCTCGTTGCGTAACCAATGCTTTCCATTTGAAAGAGAACCTCGTCAAGTCCCATGGAGAAGTGTCCATAAACATTTTCGTAAACTGTAAAAGTGGGTCTGACTTGTTCAACAATTCTTTGGATGTACGGATAGATGTGGCGAGGGTCTTCTTCTCCTCCCCTCCGACCTGCGACACTAAATGGTTGGCATGGGTAACCACTTGTGAGGATGAATGGTCTTTCTTGAATAAATCTTTTTGGGTCACTTGCAATCTCCTTTACATCATTTGCTATTGGTACATTCGGAAAGTTCTTGGCTATTACTTTTCTACACCACTCTTCTGTGTCACAGAAAAGTTTGGGAGTAGTTTTTAAATTACTCCACGAGAATCCTAAAGCAAAGCCACCGATCCCACTACATAAATCTATATGATCTCTCATAATTTTTCCTCCACGTTTATATCTACTCGATCTTCAATGGAATCATCAACAGAATGTAGTTCATGTATGTCGTCATTGAAAAACATATAAACCTCTAAATCTTGATTAGTTTGTTTTAATCTTTTGATTAGTTCTTTAACTCTCATTTAGTCCCCCATGTTTCTGTCTTGAATGCCTGACGTAGATATTCTTTTAATCCTACCTATGTCCTTATCTCTGTCAGCATGAGGATGATCTTCGAATCTTTCATCCTCTCCCAACTCTTCTTTTGTTTTCTTTTTATTTTCTTTTTGTATTTGCAGAAATAAATCAAGAAGAGAATTTCTTATTCTTTGATTAGTTTTATCTCCTCGTCTACTCATTTAATTTCCTCCACTTCCACTACAAATTCTTCTAAAGGAGTGGAATCGGTGTATTCAAAATCACACCAATTCTCTTCTGCCTCCTCTTTAGAATTAGCCTTAACGAGATAATCTCTTCTCTCGCTAAAGCTAACAACTACATTATAGGTCTTCATAACTCTGCCTCAAAGCTACACTCTCCATTGTCCTTGATGCATTTATAAATCTGATTACCTAGATAATATCTTGCATACCATTCTAAAAGTTGTCGGACTTTACCACCACATATTATAGGGTATTTAGGATTATTCTTTAGCAAATATTCTAAAAGCATTTCATCATTATATCCTTTGTCGCCATCAGTTTTGAAAAAGGTATCTAATTGCTTTTTATGTTTACCTAGATGTTTCTTACATTCTTTTAGTTTTTCTTTAACTTCATCTAAATGTCCCTCATGATAATAATAATTTAAATGAGATGCTTCGCCCTCGCATCCGAAGTAATCAGCATCATTAGAACTCTGTACGGCAAACCAAAATTTACCCTCAATGTCTCCGTGATAATATCTACCCATTTTTTTTCTCCCTAATTAATTTTAACAATTCATATAAATTCTTTACTTGAATTACTCCATGATCATCTTCGTCATTCAAAATAATATCAGAGTGATAATCAATAACATCTTCTAATAATGCCACCTCTTGTTTATTGAATTTCATTTAGTCCTCCTTAATAACTTTTTTGCTAAACCTAGAGAACCACATAAAATCATACAGTTCTCTATTCTTTTGATCGCAAGTGTAACAGAAATGAAAGTCTTCTATTGTGTTAACCATGTCACTCGGATCATGCAAATCTCCACAACTTTCACAAGCATTCATTATTGCCTCCAATTTCTAGGATTATCTTTATCATCATGTGAAATTCTTTTTTCCTTAATTTGAAATATTACTCCATTGCTATTTAATTTATCCAATAGCTTTGGCATCTCACAATCTTCTTCAAGGGCAAACAATTCTTCGCCCTTGGTTCTATATGCTTTAGGAAAATCGTCAGGGTGCAACCTTGCTTTTCTAAGATCTTGCCTTGTTACAATTATCCACCCATGTGCCTCATCAATTAGATAAGGTATATTTAAAATCCCATTCATTAATTAATCTCCCTTGATTAGAAACCTAGACATAATGTCTTCCATTGCATCTGTTAGCATTCCGAACTCATCTTGATATTCCTCAAGAATATTTCCATCATCATCATAACGATTATCAATACTTCCATAATCAAAACAAGAAGTAGCAAGTTCGCAATACATCTCGACCCACATGGGTGTTGGTATTGTTATTCTTTCCATTATGCACACTCCTTAAACATTTTAAGAGCATCATCAAATGGTAAAAAGTTTAAACACTTGTCGTTTGGGTGTTTTGTATTAAAAAACTTTTTGAATTGATCTTCAGTATCTCTTGGATCCCTCTTGTATCCCATGAGTTGTCCCTTTTCTATAAACAACCATTGTTTCTTTAAATCTTTCTTCAATAGTTTTGTATCAATCCAATCATACAAAACCTTATGACAATGTTGTTCTAGATCAATGTCATAGGTACAAGTTTCTTCTTCTCCGCCTGATGTGTATTTGAAACTTTCTTTACCAAAAGTTTTTTTACACCATTCATTGGCTTGTTGAACAATGCCATGATCAAATCCATCATATTGATGTTGCATATCCATACCACCTCGACCATCATTCGAAATCTCAATAGCTTTCTTACCATTGATATATACTGTTGCATTGTAACAAGGTGTTTCTTCTGAACCCCTTGCATAGTGTGATATGTTCTTAACTTCTAATGTTTTAATTTCCATTATGATTCTCCATGTTTTGTTTAAGTTCTTCTAAAAATTCTTCTAAGTCTGTGTGTAAGAAAACTGAATGTGTTATTTCTTCTAATCTTCCTACTACGTAGTCAACGTCTACTCGTAACTTGGTCTTTGGTTCAAGGTACAGGGACTTTAGTTGTTGGTTTAGTTCTTGTATCATTATTCTACCTCCTCATAATTTAAACTGTCGTCTTCAATTAAATCTTTTAAGTATGCTTTTATTTCTTCACGAGTTGTATCTTCGTGATCGAATTCTAAAGTTATAATTACTTTTTTCATAATACCTCCATTGTTAATTATTACTTTCCGTATGGGAATTCTACCACGATTTCCCATATATAGTCAACTAAAACATTTTTACATAGTGTTTCCCCCATATTTTTTTAAAATTATTTTTTTTTTAAAATTAGGTGTAACGAGTGTAACGATGTAACGAGTAGTATTCAAACGTATAGTGGAACTAGAATAGGTCGTTACACTTTGGTTACAGTCGTTACAGTAAATATGTGGACAAACGACACCCAAGGCATAATTTTGCGTTTTTATATTGTAAAAATATGGTAGAAACCCTATAGTATTTTTATTATGCCAAAAGAAAAGTTCCTTACTAATAGACAAAAAGAATTCTGTAAACTTATTTGCGAGGGTATTTATAGCAATGCCGAGTGTGCAAGAAAAGCAGGTTATTCTCATGGTCAAGCAAACAAAACGGCTAGTTTGCTTTTGAATGGGAAAGATTTTCCATTGGTGACTGAGCATTTAAAAGAACTCCGAGAAACAAGAGAAAGAAAATATGGAGTAACCCTTATTGGTCAACTCCGAAGACTTTCTAAACTTAGTCAAGGAGCAGAAGAAAATGGTCAATATAGTTCTGCGATTAATGCTGAGAAAATAAGATCGGCACTTGGGGGTCTTACTATTGATAGACGAGAAACTACCCATCAACTCGATCAACTTAGCCGAGATGAAATAGTAGCTAGACTTTCTGAAATTAGAAAACAATATCCATCTGCTTTTATCGAGGGCGACTTTAAAGTTGTCGGAGATAGTGAGGGGAGGAAATCTATCTCCGACTTGGGCGATAATACAAATTAACTTTGCATCATGCATTTTTGATTTAACATTAAACATTATTATCCGTCAACTTATAATCAACTATTTGTTCTGCGACATAACCAACCCAATAATTCCCATACCTTTGGTCAACAGAAAGTAATATTTCTTCTGTTGTCTTTTCGTCAATTATACTATTTACGAATTCGTCAACTTCCATCATATGATTTTTTAATTTACCCATGATTAGTCCTCCTCTCTTTCCAAATAAGTTAAAGCACAATCAAGAGCCATTGCATCTAAATCCTTAACTGCCAAGATAAAAGAACCTACGCAGTTATAAATCTCATAACCTTTAAAACCATCTCGATCATATGGTTGAAAATAATCTCTACTACTTCCAACAAAATAAGCATTCTTAATTCCTAATGAATTATCATTAAATCTTTCTCTTTCCTCTTTTTCAACTTTATAAAAAGATTGATCATGACATTTGTCTACACAATCGATCATCCCATTGAATCTTGATCTTGTAGAAATATAAAGATCATCAAAATTCTTTTTGATAAAACTTTTAATTGTTGTTCTAGTTATTTTTTTCATTATATAGCCTCCATACTATTTGAGTTAAAAAGTTCTTTTATAAAAGTTTCTGTTTCATGATATTCATCTATTAAAATATCAGTAACTGCCTCCACACCTTTAAGACTAGATGTTGGAACATCTAACCTAAAAGATTTATTATATTTAGAAAAACCTACTGCCTCCAAATATTCGTCTAGTTCTTGCTTATTCATAATTTATCCTTTATGTTAAATTTATATTATAATTAATCCTACTTTTTCCCATAAACAATGTCAACAGAAAAAACACTAGGTAATGAAATAAAAAAGGCACTTCCTAAAAACTCTTTTTTCCAAAAAATAGAAAATAGAGTAGCTAGTGGTTTTCCTGATCTATTCATTCTTTTAAATGGAATTCCACTATTTATTGAACTTAAATCTCCCATAAAAGGAAATAGGATAAAATGTGAAAAGTCCCAAATTGCTTGGCATTTACGATATAATGCGTGTAAAGGTGTTTCTTTTTTCTTGCTCCGAGCACCTTTGACCTCCGACCTATTTTTATTTGATGGGGGCATTGTTGCACGATCCATTGCCCAGAACTGCGATTTTCCGAAGTCTGCGACCCTTTGTAGTCGATTATCTATTATTGAAACATTGAACATTGCGACCTCTCATGCTTTGCGACCTCTCGTAGTCCAACCATAAAACAAAAAAAGACTATGCTATAAAACATAGTCTAAAATTTTGTTAATGGGTTTTGAAAATTATTTGTCTATTTGTACTTTCCCAACATAAACCACAAGTCCCACAATTTGGGGTTTTATCCTCTTGAACAGGACATAAAATAGATTCACCTTTTTTTGGTTTTACTACATCAAAAGAGTTTGCAGAAAATAGATTTTTTAAATCATTAGAAAATCTAATCGCAAATCGCTCTTTATGGATGCTAGTTAAAAAAGAAATTGTACTAGCAATGGATCGTGAATCTTTATATTTTGAATTAATGTTATTTGCTGTATATCCATAAATAGCAATGTTAGGAAAATCTTTTAAAATCATATCCCAAAACATAACATATGAAACACTGAAAAAATCGCCAAGGATATGTAATCTTATTAATGCTTTTTTCCCATTAAGGTTTTTTATATCTTCATATATTCTATTTTTAAGTAATTGTTCATCCTTGGCACTCATCCTATGAGCAAATGGCATGTTATTGCCATAGCAAGTTTCCCAATGGAAACAATCTTTCGGGCAAGTTTCCCTTTCGACTAAAGTTAAAGTTAAAAATTTATAATCTTTAAACTTTCCCTTTAAAACTTTTTTTCCTAGTTTTTTATTAGTACTAGGTTTTAAAACTTTAAATTCATAATTGTTTAAATCATGAATATTTTTTTTATATATTGTTGTAATTAGCATCATAAATCCCTCGATAAAATGTTAAAAGTCATCGTATATTGTTTCATGGATCGTGCATCGTGTCTTGCGATTTTTTGACTACAGATGAC